TTGTTCCAGCGCCACTTGTCGATGTGATTAGGGGTGTTCGTAGGGTCCCATCTATTTGTGTGACGTTTGGGCTAGTGTTTGCCAAGTTTATGTTTTGGGTCTTCGCCTCTAGATCTGCAATAGATAGGACACCGTTGGATATCCACGAGAGATTTCCAGCACCATCTGTTGCGAGAACTTCCCCACCACTGCCCATAGTTGGGGTGGAGAAGTTGTTATACCCCAGACCATTGGCCGTTTTAACATTAAGAGCCGTATCTACATCTACAGTAAAGAGTTTAGTCGTGCCATTGATCTGGGTATTGCCAGCGGTTGTGGCTGTATCATCAATATTCTGCGTACGATTAAAGAGCGTTGGATCTGTAGGCGATATAAGACTAAGGTCGGTGAAGGCACATGACCCCGTTCCGTTTGTTGATAGAACCCAGTTTGTACCACCTAGGGTGGGTGTCTTTAGGTTTACTAGGTTGCCGTCTGCAGTCACAAACTTAAGGTTGTCTGCTACAACCGTTTCGGCATTGATTTTCATCCATTCCTTTTGTGCAACATCACTGGTAAATTTGTTAAGTGACATACTGTATGCTTTTGTTATATATATATGTATATATTATAATTTAGAATTTTTTTATACTAAAATTGTTAGGGCAGAAACCCAGAAATCACCATCGTAGTGCTCATTCTTCGTAAATAAATCGATGAAATCATCTAAACTGTTGCTGCGGAACCTTACACGGAGGGCACACCACCTCCCGCACGTGTTCACATGATGCTTAAATTGTTGTAACTGAGTGTCATTGTAAGATACGGTATACGGACTATTTTCTAGGAGGTGAGTGAGATGAGGGACTTTCTTGCCGTTGTGCCTACGAAGGTTGTACTGGGAGAACTGTAGTTCTTCATCTATCGACATGCCATAGGGGTCGAATATCTCGATATGCTTACTTCCGTGCTTGATGATGGTGACCCAGTGGCCCACGTTCTGCTCTAGTTGGTACAAAATGATAACTGCACCATGGGGAGCAAGGACACTATCGATATCATGGAAGTGTTCAAGATCGCTGTAGAGCATTATTTTACATTTGTTGTCACATATACGGAGGATGTCTTCGTCGCTGAGATATATATCCTCTGCTTTCATTATCTCTTGGTCTATACCAGACATTGGGTTTGTTTTTGTTTTAGTATATATAGGAAATATATTATACGGTTATTTTATTTTACATTATCGGACGCAGCAATTTTTTGTGGCGTTTAAAGCGTTTCTTTTCGTACCGAATGCGTTCAGTATCCACTGTAGGCTCTATTGTGATAATATCGTTAGTACAAGGAGTATTACATTTTAACTTTATACTACCTTTTTCGATCAGTTTACACGAGAGGTATTTTTGTCTACGAGATCGAGGGTCAGTCTCCTCAACCCCCTCATCAGTCCATCCAAAGAGATATGCAAGCATATTGTTTTGTTTTTTAGTATATATATTATATATTATATATACTAAAAAAAAGAAATTATGGAAGACGAAGGTATTGAATTGATTGTGAACGACACCAAGCCACCTTCTAACTATGACGGTAAAGTGCAATTTATAAACGGTATACTACAAGAGATAAAAGTCCGTAAGCAGAAACACTACAAGAAGTTTGCACTGTACAAAAAAATAAATACAACTGTAAAAGCCATTATCAACGGATTAAATGCTGTATCCGTGTGTTCTATTATCGTATCCATGACGCCGATAAGTCCGTTTGTAATGATACTGGCTCTAACTACGACTACCGTAAGTGGTATTGCTACGGCAGTCGTACAGTCGATTGACTTGGAAGAGAAACTGCAGAGTCACAACACATCTAACCTACATTATAATGATCTATATAGGGATATCAGCGGTCGTATCTTGCGGAATGGTCTGTCGTCTGAAGATCTAGATAATATTTTAGGGGAGTTGAATGCAAGACTGTCTCTGATAGAAGACTCCAGCCCACCTATCGATTAGTAGGGACACTCCACAGATAGACTTTGGCAAAGTAGTCTGGACTATAGGCTCGTATCTTTTTATTATGACGTTTGAGGTACAGCTGTCGTCTTGTTTCATCATTATGGTCATATTGAGAGTAGAGTTTAAGGGGTGTACGGTCTTTGAACTGCTCGTAGGGCGTGCCGTCGTCTCTTATACCTCCGAAAGGCATCTTAAAGGTCCGTCCAGTATATATGTTCTGGAGGATTGCGTCGTATTTCTTTACGGGGTTCGTACTCTTGCGGATCTCTATAAGGTCATAATATCGAGCGTCTTTGTACATATTGGGTATATATTCTATATATATATATTTTATATATAGAATTGAATGAAAAAAAAAAAAATTTAATAATCAAGTAATTCGGGCGATCGTTTCATTCTTTTACGAGTGTTGACCTTCATAATGGCATCACCTTGCTTTACTCTCTGCTTTCTTTGTTTTTCTATGGCCTCTGTGCTTCTACCAGACATAGGACGAATATCTATACGTTCCGTCTTGCCCGTACGGGGGTTTTCGACGGCCTCTGATTTGACACGTAAAACGTATTCCTCTCTCTGCCCTTGAGACATAGGTCTATGGACGAGGCTACCCCCTCTCATAGGCTTTAATTTTGTTAGATTTAAATTTTGTAGGTTGCGGTGCTGTGGGACGCTCTGGCTTAAGAGACCACCCCCTCTCATAGGCTTTAATTTTGTCAGATTTAAATTTTGTAGGTTGCGATGCTGTGGGACGCTCTGGCTTAAGAGACCGCCACCAGAGGGAGACGCAAATCTTTCGAATTTGATACTGTTAAGAGGTCTTCCGGGAGGTCTTGGACCTAAGAAACTACCACCCACCGTACCTCGGAGGGCATCGAACTCTTGCTGGTTCGTCATCTGATAGGGGGCAATACCACTGAGGCGCTGGTGTTCTAAAAGATCACTGGATAGATTATAGGGAGTACCTTGCAATCTAGAACGGAATGTCAATTCTGCCATATTATTGTTTATACTATACATACAATATATATTTTATTTTAAAAAATGCAAATATTGGAGACCATCTCACCCTTTTTCTTGATCAGTAGTTTTATGGTGAGACGGTCCGTGCCAGAGATAAAGAGGGGGAAGAGGCGACCATCTTTTCCTTGCCAAAATACTTTCATATCCATTGTACGTAACTCGTGGTCCGAGAACATATCATAGAAGCGTAAATCTCCTTTTGGGAAAAACTGGATATTACTCTGATCATTCACGGCAACCGCGGGCTCGAAATCCGTAAGGACCTTACGTGATATATTCTGCTGCCCAGCAATGAACTCATTTTGTACGGGGATGGAGTCTGTCTCAAATACTATTTTCTGGAAATCAGACCAAGCAAACAGTTCGGGCCACTCTTCCGTTATACGGAAATACTGAGTTCCGTTTACCGTTACCTTATTATTTCTATTATCTTTTACGATAAGGTAGTGGCTAAGAATGAGGTCACTTCTATCGCCAAAGTTCTGGAATGCCGGGAAGATGGTAAAAAGGAGATGACTAAAATATACGTATATAGGGTCTGGCTTGGTAATATCGTACTGTAGGGGGTAGTACATAGAGACTCTGTTTGTTACTGCATTGTAGGTCATACGGGGCGGTTCTGTGGGACGATCGAGTACGGGGATGGTTAGATATACGGGGTCTGCTTGGAAATCGGTAAAGCACTGTTGAAGACAGAGGTTAATGCAGTCAACATAGTCATTGTAGTGCCATATTGCTTGTCCAAAGTATTTGGGAGCCGTGGCTAGGTTCTGATTGGGGATGAAGGGGACTGGGCGGGTAAAGACAAAAGTCTTGTAGGTAATACTCATATACCATACATCGGTTGTTGGCCAGATAAATATGGGAATATTGATGCTTGGTAGATCGAAACGAATCACAGCCATCTCGTAATCAGACGCCTTAGTAACGATTGGTTCTACACGGGTCTCAGAGAAAGATGCGATCAAGTTCTCTGAATTGTAATCTTCACGAGTGATGGTCATATTGTAGTATTGACGGTCTGGTTCGTCTTCCATAATTGTTCTATCCTTTTGGTTATATATATATATATAATATTTATATATTTTTTAGTACGTAATCATCGTGCCTTTTGCCTTGAAATATAGTTTAACCGTGGCATTATCGTATTCATTGAGGTACAGAGGAAAGGTACGGCCGTCTTTCGTTTCCCACCGTATATTTAGATTCATATCTCGTAGAGGGTAGTCAGAGATAAGATCATAGAACCTTAGTGGGCCTTGCGGAAAATACTGTATCTGACTTCTATCGTTGATGCTAGACAGAGGCTCGAAGTCCGTGATGATTTTCCTTAACTTATTTGTCTGGGTACCCAACAATTCTTGACGTACGGGGATGGCATCGGTCTCGAGGAGGATTTTCTGTAGATCGTTCCAGAGGAAGAGGGTGGTGTATTCTTCTTTAATCTCGTAGTAAGTGATACCACCCTCTACAAAAGTATTGTTAAAGTTGTCTTTGACGCGGATCCAAGCAGACTTATCACCCTCATCGGAATCGAAGTTCTGTAGGGCCGGAAAATAGTTAATCATGTTGCGATTGAAATAGATGTATACGGGGTTTGCAATCGTCGTATCATAGGCTTGTTCGGCAATCAGAGAGCACAGATCTGTCTCTGCATTGAAGATCATATAGGGTGGTGTCGTAGGTTTGCCAGCAAAAGCAGGGGTTCCAGCCACAAATGCATTGAAGGATGCAAGTAGTGCCACGTTGATGCTGTCAATCAGATCTTGGTAGTTCCAAATCGCCGGACCATAGAAATCGAATGGACTACCAGCGGGGGTGTTCGGTATGTGCTGTAGCGTGGTTTTAAAGTCAAAATTTAAGTAACTTATAGTGATATTAAGGGCATTTTCTCTCCACAAAAAAATGGGGATGGACTGTGACGGGATGGAAAATCTTACCACTGCCAGTTCATAATCACTAGGCTTCTGCAAGATTGGTTCAACACGGGTCTCATTAAAGACAGCGACACCCTTGTTCTGGTCGTTACGTCGTATGTCTATATTATAATAGATGTGATCTGAATTATCTTCTGCGCTATGGTTAGACATTTTCAATCTGTTTTGTTATATATGTATATATATATTTTTATTTTTTTATATTTAACTATATACATAAAAAATAAACGATGTTTTCCTTCGAACAAGGACGGAAAATAGCTATCATTAAGGGCGGCGATAGGGACGGCAAATACTTATATATGCGAGAGAGCAAGATGGGCCTTAACGATGTTAAGATGGGGAAAGACGAGAAACTTCAACCAGTACCAGACAGAGAAATCGTCGAGAAAATCTACATCTCAGCACCATCTGGGGCTGGTAAATCTACATTTACTGCCAACTGGATAAAAGAATTTAAGAAAATGTATAAGAAAGATGAGATCTATTTATTTAGTAGCATTGCGTCGGATAGAGTGCTGGACAAGCAAGACCCTACTCGGATTATTCTCGATGATGACCTACTTGATGACCCCATAAATGTAGAAGAGTTAGATCAGTCTCTTGTAATTTTCGACGATACAGACACTATACGAGACAAAGAAATGCGAGTGTATCTTGAGGGGCTACGGGATCATATACTCGAGGTTGGGCGACACTTCGACGTACGAGTTCTAATCACGTCCCATTTACTAAGTAATTATAGCAGCACACGAAGAGTCTTGAATGAGGCTACATGCGTGGTGGTGTTTCCAAAGAGCGGCAGTGGCACATACCATATCAAGAATTTTCTAAAAGTGTACTGTGGGTTAGATTCCAAGCAGATCAAGAAATTCTTAAATCTTCCTTCTAGGTGGGTGGCCATCTATAGGAGTTACCCACAATACGTGGTGTATGAGAAGGGGGCCTACTGCCCACAGAGTGATATGTATGAATAAGTATAATAGTTGTTTTATAATTGATTTAAATCAATTATAAAATAAAAAATAGAATTACTTGTTTAGAGACATTTATTGCCGTTATATTATTTTTATTATACTTCCACAACGAAACTTGCATTAAAATAGCAATTGCCAGCAGATAGAGGCTGACCGGCACTAGTCGTAACTACGAGTTTAGTACCAGTTGCGTCTGTTGCACTTTGCAGTATCGACGCAATATGAGTGCCATCGGTCGCGTACCCTACACTAGACATTACAGTGTTGAGGCTGGTGCTGGTATAACCAGTGGGGAGATCCATTGTGAAATTGATTGCGGTAGAGTTTGCACCAAGCGTAAACAGTCGAGAGAGACTTAATTTTAGTTGATTCCCGATTTCTTCGTAATAGACCCAGCCGTCGAGGTCATCTGACCCAGCGACGCTGATTGCTATTGGTGCGTTGTATTTGCCTTCAACGGGATGGGTACCGGGTGTGATTGGTGTGCCGGCTACTGAGAGGGTACTACACTTGATATCGTTGCATCCTATATTTAGGAATTGCTTCTGTAGGTAGTCTGTGCTTGTTGTAAGTTTGTTCAGTGACATAGCGTTTTATTTCGTATATATATAGGTAGATATATTATTTTTTTTTTATTTATTCAATCTTTCAAGCAATGTATCGATGAAGTCATCACGGAACATACTCCCTAGTACATTTCGTAGTTGGTCTGTATTTTTTGGGGAATTGGGGGGTGTTCCCGATTCTACTACGGGTTCTTCCTTTGGGGATTCTTCCGTTGGGGCTACGGGGGTCGTAGCTACGGGTGTCGTAGTTACGGGTTCTGCGACTAAGGGCTCTTCCGTTGGGGGTGAGGGTTCTACGACAGCCTCTTCTAATTTAGTCTCAATCTCTTGCAATTCGGCCTTTAGTTTTTCTTTCATCTGTTTTTTCGTGAGTTTCTTTGGTGTATCCGTCTCATCTACACAGTTACGAGACCACCATTTAGAGTCGATTATCTTTGAGATTATATCTGCCTTCTTTAGGGACGAGATACCAGTGAAAATTTTTTCTCTAACCACTAGTTCACGGAGACCATCCTTGCCAGTCACCTTCATCTTTTTCAAGCCTTCTTCCGTATACATTGAGCGTGAATGAATATGAATATTATACTCATAACACAATATTTTTTTTACGAAAAATAAAAATGTTTATATATGAATATAAGAAACTATATTACAAATATAAATATAAATTATGGCAGAATCACAATCGATTTTAAGTCAACTACAGCAGAAAAAGGCTGATATAGAGAGGCAGTTAGCGGTAATGCAAGGAATGGATGAACTAAGTGGTGATGAATATGAAGAAGATACGAGAGAAGAAGATACGAAAGATGAAGGTACGGAAGAAGAAGATACGAAAGATGAAGGTACGGAAGATGAAGGTACGAGAGAGGAAGGTACGAGAGAGGAAGGTACGAGAGAGGAAGGTACGGAAGAGCCAGATAAACCAATTTTTGCAGACTATAAATCAGAGGACGACGATAGACTTGCAAGAAAAATAGACTCTATTATAGAAAAGAAAACTATCATACGTAAATGCCAGAAGAAAATAAACACCCTTATCGGCGAAATTAAGTTCCAGTTGGACGGCATTATGGATAACCTAGACGACCAGAAGAGCATCGACAGTAAAGACTTGCAACATCTGACAACGGAGTATGAAGAACTGATGGAAGAATTTGCATTGTGCTATGGCGATATTTTGGAAGAGTTGCCAGAGGGCTACACACTGCCTAAGGCTTATATCACAA